CCTATGTTGTATGGAAACTACGGATGAATCCACAATTAAAGTTTCTTGTTGTATCTGCCAGTAAGGATAGAGCAGATAACTTCTCTACTTTTACTATGAGATTGATCAATGAGATGCCTGTACTTGCTCCATTACGACCAGATGACTCTCAAAGAAACAGTAAGATAAGTTTTGATGTTGGCCCTGCACACGCTGACCACGCACCTTCAGTAAAGTCTCAAGGTGTTTTGGGACAGATGGCAGGTAGTCGTGCAGATGAAGTTATAGCAGATGACGTAGAAGTACCAAATAACAGCTTTACTCAACCGATGAGAGACAAGTTAAGTGAAGCTGTAAAAGAATTTGATGCCATCCTCAAACCTAACGGTAAGATAACCTTTCTTGGTACACCACAAACAGAACAATCTTTATATCTTACATTGGAAGAACGTGGATATACCACACGCATATGGACTGCACGTTATCCAGAACTAAAAAATAACTATGGAGATAGATTAGCTCCCAAGTTAGCTCAAAAGCTATCAGAAGAGCTTGTAAAGCCTAAAGACCCTGTTGACCCTGATAGGTTCTCATCAATAGATCTGATGGAACGTGAAGCTTCCTATGGCCGCTCTGGGTTTTCTCTACAGTTTATGCTAGACACTAGCTTATCTGACCAGGATAGATACCCTCTAAAATTATCAGACCTTATCATCAGCAGTGTTAATCCTGATCATGCACCAGAAAAAGTCATATGGTCTTCTTCACCAGAGTATGTAATCAAAGAATTACCTTGTGTAGGCTTTAATGGTGATCATTTTTATCGACCTGCACAACAATTCGGTGACTGGATTGAATATACAGGCTCTGTTATGTTCGTAGACCCCTCTGGAAAGGGCCGAGATGCCACTGGTTACGCTGTCGTGAAGATGCTTAATGGAAATCTATACGTTCCCGATGCAGGGGGTCTTAACGGTGGTTACAGTGACGCAGTATTAACAACCCTATCCAAAATAGCAAAGACCAATAAAGTCAATACAATCCTCGTAGAATCCAATATGGGTGGTGGTATGTTTGCAGAACTGATGAAACCCTTTCTTATGCGGTATCATCCCTGTGAAGTAAAAGACGTTAGAAACACTAAAAGCAAAGAACTACGCATAATAGATACCCTAGAACCTGTAATGAACTCTCATAGGCTCATAATAGACCGTAAGGTAGTGGAAAAAGACTATAGATCTAATCCCAACGAAGCACCAGAACGTAAACTAAAGTTGCAACTCTTCTATCAGATGTCTCGTATAACAAGACATAGAGGTTCTCTTGTACACGATGACATCCTAGACGCTCTATCAGGTGCTGTAGCTTACTGGACTGAATACATGAATCAAGATGAAGACCGTAATATAAGATCTCGTAAAGATGAATTATTAAGAGTACACCTTGATAACTGGGGTTCTCTTATGAATAATTCCATTACTCAGACAGCTATGGGTATGACTCCTTCTCAAATAAGTAATTCTAATGATAATACCGATGGCTTTATAAGTAATTCTTATTAAAGCCCACTTGTAGATAGACTGTGGGGGGGACTATAGGGGGGG